CACCTCAATTGCTAGCGATGTAGCAGGCGACATCACCAATTCAAATGCCCCATCAGTTGCGCTAGTAATGGTTGGCGTAAAAGTACCAACTAATGTATTAGTAATTAAGCCTTTTACATCAGCATCAACGGTATAACCTGTTATATCAAGGGGAGTTGCAACGTAAAAATCACCCGATGCAGTACCAGTAACTGATATAGTTGATCCGCCGCTAGTTGCGGAAACTTGAAATGCGTCAGTAGTTAATCCAACGGCAATTACATAATAAACAACATTTAAACTTAAACCGCAAGGAATATCATCACCACCTGTAAATACGACTTTAGTAGTTGCTGTTAAACCGTGACATGGAACGTTAAACGTAGGCGTGGTGCCAGCAATCGTGATACTGGTTAAAGCTTGCCGGTTTTGGGTGGCACGAAATGATCCGCGCCATGTTGCGTTTTGTAATATGGTGATGTCATAGGTGGCGGGGTAGATCATAAAAGTCTGTGTTTAGTGCCAGTCTAGCACCGGGCTTCAAGCGCCTCAACTTTTGCTGCAAGCTCTTGGATTGCTTTTACTAGCATCGGGATCATGTTAGCTTGAGCAAACGTGTATTGGTTTGGATCGTTGGCGTCAATTAAATTAGTGTAGGAAGCGTTAAATGTTTTAATTGTTTCTAGAACTTCCTGCGCAATAAAACCAGCAGCAGGCTTGCCTTTGTCAACTTCGCTATTACGTAAGTTCCAATTAAATTTACGTGGTTTTAATGCAATAACAAAATCAAGCCCTAGGGTTAGATCTTGAATGTTATTTTTATCGCGAGCATCTGATACAAAAGTCCACGCCGATGCAGCGCCTTGGAATCGGGCAGTAACACTACCATTATAAATGTTTACTTCGTTGCTAATTTCCAAAGTAGATGATCCTACACTGTCACCAATTCCAACATTAAATGAACCTTCAGTATTATAGAATAACGCATGGTCTCCAATAACAGTGTTGTGCGAACCCGCTTGCAGATAAAATAAGGAAGAGTTACCAATAGCAATATTGTCACTGCCATCATTGGAGTTGAAGAGGGCTATGTCGCCAATAGCAATATTATTGTCATAAATGGTGTTGGCATTGAGTGCAGCGTATCCAATAGCTGTGTTTGAGTCACCAGAGGTGTTGGATTGTAATGTAGCTGCTCCAATAGCAACGTTACGGACACCAATAGTATTTGCGTCGAGGGCTGCATATCCATTAGCAGTGTTGAAGTTGCCAGTGGTGTTGGAGGAGAGGGCATCTATTCCTACTGCTGTATTATTAGTAATTGCGCCAGCGCCTTTACCGATTGTAAGACCTTGAACTGTTAGTGTTCCTGTGGTTGCAATGTTGCCGCTTGTGCTTATATTGCCGGTGGTAATAGCAGAGCCGCTAACTTTACCTGCCGTTGTAATCTGTGCTAATTTTGTATCTACAATCGCGGCAGATGCGTTTATATCCGCGTTAATAATTACCCCAGCCGCGATAGCGGTTGCATTGCCAACGCTGGTAACATCACCAGTTAAGTTTGCATTTGTAGTGACAGTTGCTGCATTACCAGTACAAGCAGCGGCGCTAGTTGCAAGCGATGCTGTACCAGTAAGGTTGGCCGTGATTGTGCCTGCTGTAAAGTTGCCGCTTGCATCACGGGCAACAATTGCAGATGCAGTGTTAGCACTTGTTGCAGTAGTAGCAGAGTTGCTTACTTTACCCGCAGTTGCAATAGTAGCAAGTTTTGTATCTACAATTGCAGCAGATGCGTTAATATCTGCATTAACAATAACGCCCGCAGCAATAGCAGTAACGCCTGTATTACTGATAGTTACATCACCTGTGACTGCGGTGCTAGTTGCTACGTTACTGCTATTACCAACTAATATATTTGCACTTGTTAGTGCTTTTGGTATCTTCTCCGTGTCTAATTCTTGAATTGCTGTTTGTACGTTTGTTGCTACAATATCGCCAGTAGCGGTAAATGTAATATTAACAGCAGAATTACCTGCAACAGTAGCAGACACATCAATTTTTTGCCACGCCGCACCAGTAGATAATATATTATCTGGAGGGTCAAATGCAATGCCACTTACTTGGCCGGTGCTAGGTGTGCCCCCTATAGAAACAACAAAATAAAATTGTTTATTTGATGCAGTTGGAGCTGGTAAAGCACCTAAAGCAAAACCAGCGGCTGTTCCTGCTGCTGTTAATGCAGCTATTGCACCGGCAGTACCAGAAGACGCATTAAATGTGCCAGCAAGGATTAGCTCTCCGCTAGTTACTGTGACAGATAACCATGCACTACCTGACCAAATATACATATCATTATTTAATTCATCCCAAAACAACTGTCCTTTAAAATTAGCAACTGGAAATGTTACAACGTTGGCTGTAGATCCCGCTCCGCCAAATTGAACGGTAGATTGGTCGGCTAATTTTTCACCAGTAACAGTGTTAGTGCCAATTAAATTTGCTGCAAATGTGCCTGTTGTAATCTTAGATGCTTCTAGAGCCGGTATATCAGCAGCGCTTAATGTTGCGCCGGTACTAACATGACCTTGTGCGTCTACGGTTACTTTAGTATAGGTGCCAGCCGTTGCTGAGTTGGTATGATTTAATACGCCTGCTCCAGTTACAGTAAGCCCTGCACCTGGCTGCACTGCACCATTAGTACTGGCGCCAGCAACTGGTAAATCAGTAGCAACTAATGCGCGAAATGTAGGTGCAGCAGCAGCGCCAGCAGTAGGCCCAGCAAGCACTAATGCTGCTGATTGAGTGTCAAGACTGCTTGTAATTGTTGCAACACCTGCTGCGTCTATAGCTGCACTAAAAGCAAGTGGCGTACTGTCAGTAAATACAAAATTCTGAACGCCTGCTTGTTGTGTCCATACTGCGCCATCCCATACATAGGCTAATCCTGTAGCTGTATTAAACCATTGTTGCCCGGTAAAAACACCATTTACGTTAGGTGATACTGCTGCAATTACTGTGGTAGCTGAATTTGCTATTTTGGCTGCTGTAACGGCGCTATCAGCTAACTTTGGTGTTGTTATTGCACCATCAGGCAACTTTGCAGTTGTAACTGCGCTTTCTGCAATCGTAGTTGCAAATGATCCAGTGCCAGTGCCTGTTACATCACCGGTAAGCGTTATGGTTTGATCGCCTGTATTAGTGCCGCTACTGGTGCCAGAATGAGTGCCACTAAATGTACCATTTTGAGTTGCAATAGTGCCAAGTCCTAATGTAGTACGTTGATCAGCAGCAGTTGCGTCATCTAATAACTGGCGGCCAACAGCCGTAAGCGTGATTTCTTCTGCTGCACCTGCTCCCGAACTGAACCGTCCTATGATTTTGTCTGTACCTGTAAGGCCCAGTGCGCCTACGCCTAATTTCGTAGTGCTAGCCTGATTCAGTTTTATTAGGTCGATACTACTGCTATCAGCTAGATTGGCGGCGCCTTGAAACAAGCTTTTAGCTGTTATCTTTTTGGTTTCACTTGAACTGCTATCGACAATAGGCAATAAATCGCTTGCCTCTAGAGATCCCTGCCCTAGTTCATTTAGTTGTGAGATGCGTTGGTCAGCCATAGGGAAACACCTGATGCTTTATTCTAATCGGTAAGTTCAGTCAGCAAGAAGTCTAGCGATTCTTCAATTTCAATACGGTCGGTGTCCTCCTTGAGCAGGTATCCCGATGGTTCACCAATCAATAACCGTATTTCGCCAGTTGTTACAAAGTCAAAAACGCATGAAATTATCTGATCTGCTTTTACTTCGATACCTGCTTTTACTATGGCTGCGTTAAATTCGTAATATATATCTTGCGTTTCAGAATAAATATCATCTTCTGTCAATTGTAAAAAGCATTTAAACTCACTACCAATATCAGTGCGGTTTATTAGCTGGAGCATTAAAAGTGAATTTTCTGTCTGGCCGCTGTTTTCAGTGTTAAAGAAACAATCAATAGAACCGCTACCGCTAATTAAACCTGCCGAATACATACGTTTAAATTTATCTGACATCGTTGTTGTTTCTAACGCTTCGCGGTCAGTGTTAAATGTAAAACCAGTTACGTCACCCAGCACTCGCTCAACAGATCCAATTATTTGTATACTAATTACCAATGGGTCGCCAGTAAATGTTTCCAATGGGTATTCATCTGCCCTGGTATTATTGATTGCAGAACTAAAGGTATCGAATAAACGGATGCCCCCCATAGCATTTATATTTACATAAGCTTTTATATTGTTTTGAGTTGTGCCGTTGGGCCACGTAGAAGCAGGCAGAAAATCTAATCCTCTGGCATCTGCTGTGGTAATTGTAATTTGATCACCAGTTACTATATTCTCTAATGAATCAACAAAGCTAAATCGGCTTAATGATACGTTTATATCCGCAGGTAATATCTTGCTGCTAAAAGATTCAACCGATTTGCGTTGCAACTTAACTTTGCCGTAGTGACCTAGAAAAAATGTCATGCGTCAACAAGTTCACGGAACGGGCCGTCAACAGTAAAATTAATGGCAACTGAACTTAATTCACCAGTACTCACCTGCAATGATGCGCTTGTAATAAAAGCATTGAATGCAATATCATCTTTTATGTCTACGCCATTTGTATTGGTTACAGCCGCAACACGTAAAACTATACCAACTTTATCTGCTTCCGTAACGCCTCCTACAGTTGTTTTCATTAGTTTATTTAAGAAACTATCAAATTGTACACCAGTGTCATTTTCACGGCGATAATATAAAACGGTTGCACTTCCAGTGGAACTTACAATGCCTGGTGTGTAACTCTTAACTGCTGAATCCAAAGTAGTAGTTTCTAATAGTTCTAGCGAAGTTTCCAAGCTCCAATCGCGTAATTTTAATGCTTGTTCGCTTGCTGTCGGTGTTATGTCAGTAGGGGGATTTCCGGAGCTAGCAGATGTCAGAAATAAAGCTCCAGATCGCCCTGTATAAAAAGCCATACTATGGGAGCGGCAATGTTGCCCTAGTCTAACGCACCCAGCACACTAAACTCGGCGTCATCAAAATTAGCAATTTCTGACAGGCCCTCACTGGTGCATGGGTAGTTAGTGCCACGTACAGTGATCTCGCCTTCTTCATCCATTTCTACTTCTGTTACGCGGAACACACGTCTGGTAGTGGTTTTTTGCCCCAGCACAAATAGATAACCATCTAAATCAGCTAGTGTGGCAGCAGTGTTGCCGCTAGTAGTAGCAGTTCTGGAAACCACACCTATGCCGCTTTGATATAGCAAAAACTCATAGCTTGCATCTGGCAACGAATTATCCATCGGGATATTGAGCACACCACCGGAACCAACGATGCCTGTGCGAATACCATCCCAGCTATTCTGGCCGATATCAACATAGATAAATGCACCAGGGCTGATTGGGTCCATGGTAGGGAATGTCTTAAATTCAATCGCTACCTTAATGTGGCGCCTTATGTTGCATAGGAACTTACCATATAGAACCGCCTGCTCTCTGGTGCTAACAAACTGTGACACATAGAAAGTTTCACGTACTGCATCAACTTCCTGTGTATCTTTTAACTTTACTTCTACTGCACGGTTAGCTGAGAATGTGCCATTTATATCAGCGCCACGGTATACAACGGTTGCAATTAAATCTTGTACGCTAGAACCATAATCAAGATGTTCTTCCTTGTAGCTATTCTCTAGTATGTTGCCTTGATTGAATAGAGCTGATACATTTACTTTACGGCTTATTGCGCCAGTGTTTTCATTGTATGGTACGGCTGGGATCAATGTTTCCCTGCCGCCAATACGTGCAAACTCCAGCAAGCTAAATGGTGCTGCATCAACCCAAAACTGCCGCCAGTTAGTAGTATCAGCAATAATACCATCCATGAATAATTTATTTACACGACAAAACCGTTTTGTTTTTGTTAGCTGTGCAACATCAACGCCTTCAATTTTGGCATATTTACCAATGCCATCTTCTGCATCGACAACAGTATCTAAAAATATGTCTGGTGCATGGGCAGCACATCCCACAGCGTCAGGTTGGTCTAGCCGTGTTGATACTCGCCCATGTGTTACAAAAGCAGTAAAACTACGCAAATCTTGTAAATTACGACCGGAATATAAATTAAGGCCAACCATGCTAAGGTTTTTATATAAATTTGGGAATGCGTTAAATGATTGTGTTTGTTGTTCGGTTACACAAGTAAGAGCAAATTCAGGGCCTGCTTCAAACGAAAACTGGCATTGGTTATCAGCATCAAGATTAAATAAGTCCCATTCGGAAATGCCTCTTACAGTTTCATTTAAAGGGGGATAACCTGCATTACTATTCAAAATGCGTCCCGCTGCTTGTAAGGTGCCCACGCCAGGCAAAGAAATACTGACGGCATTAGGTGAATTGTCTAAGTATAGAAAATCTGTAGATCCATTCTCTTTGCGTAAGTCTTTATATTTTCTTATCTCAGCAAATGATTCTGCAATAGATTCTAATTTAAATTCCCAGTACTGCGCCGTTGGTAATGTACTAGCAAATTTTAAATAGTTAAAGTTGTCAATATCAGCAGCGCGGCTTACAGCAATGATAACTGGAGCGATGGTAAAATCAGCTTCTCCAGCTTTACGATATTTAAACAAAAACATTGCAGTGCGATTTTTGTTGCCGTTATCACTGATGGGGTAGCCGCCTACATTACTTGATCCATACCGTTCCTGTCTGCCTGATATACGCTTGAAAACGCGGCTTTTTATAGCAAAATCAACAATGTTGCATTGTTGTATTGTGCGGTATGATGCAGATTCAGCGCGAGCTAAAGCCTTGGTGAAGAATTGTTCTGCGCCTGATTTTGCTTCGTCTGCTGCTTTATTGGCTTGATTGAGAAAATTAAAAGCATTTTGCTCAGCTTCCGTTATACCACGAACAAGTTGATAATGACTTAATTGAGAAAAATTATTACCATCACCGTCAACGTACTCTCCATAAATTGCGTGGTAAACTCCGCGTCCCGTATAATGGCCTTCGCGATCTTTTGCACTTGTAGAGCCAAAATCTGTTCCATTAATAATGTCTGTGTAGTTATATACGCTTGACTCATATTCAGGATTACCATCGTTATTATAATTACCTGTCCAGTAAGTTCTAGATCTCATATCTTCAGCTTCTAAATTATATAAAATCTTTAAAGCTTCTTGGCGTTGCGGATCATCTAAAATTTGTGTACTGCGTTGCGCTCCTGAGTTAGCTCCTGTTAAATCTTCATAAGCTACATAAGGTGCAAATCCACGTTCAATGCAAGTTAGATTTATTATCATATCTTCTTCGTCTGGAGAACCAGTATTTATATTCGTTACTTTAAATACAGCCGAACCTAATTTAAATATACCGCTTGCGTCAAACACGCTTGATAATGTACGTCTTGTTTCCTGCGCTTGGGTGTTTACATCATCTACATTATCTTTAGTATTTTTTATCGTTAAGATAATAGCTGTATCTATTGTTAATTCTTGGCCTGCTGTCCAGCTATAATTAGCTGATATTCCTAAAGCAGCGGATAACTTGTTACCTGTATCGTTGCGTTGAAATACAAATGTATTAATGGGTACAACACCATAAACACCAAATGCGTTTTGCGTTCCAGGGCTATATGCCTGGCTAAAGCCATCAACCCTGGTATCGCCTGGTTCTGGTTGCAGTCGATAATCGCCTGGTTCTGGTTGCAGTCGATATGGGTTATTTAATCCAGTGCCATAAAATGTAGGATCTGTTGATGCACGACCGTATTCTTCGTCGTTCCAGCTTAAAAATCCTGTGCCTTGGTTGTTGTGGTAAAAGAATTTATTTTGTGCTACTAAATCTTCTAATGCAACTTGCCCAAATGCTGACTTATCGGCATTTATACCTGCAATACGTCCCGCACCTAATACCAATAAAAGCTGTACAAATTGCGATGACCCATAACTACGCACGGCGCTCCAGACTAATGATGTCGCGGCACGTACAGCGCCTTTAGGATTGATGTCAGTGTTGCAATAAATTAAATTTACGGGATCGCCATATTTCGCTAAATCCTGCTGACCATTGAAACCAAATCGCGGTGAGAATCGTTGCTCACGGGTTTGTGCTTGACCGCCAATGCCTTCTGTTGGTGCGCCTGGCGGAGGTGTGCCAACTGCTACACCCCTCGGTTCCGAAACTTGTGGTTTGGGCCTTAATAATACTGAAGCAACTTGAAAAATAATACCTACAACTGTTAAAACAATAGCAACAACAGGAGCATTTCTAGTATCAAAAACCGTACCAGCTTTTGGGTCGTTGTAGGCAGCTTGTACAGCAACAAACTCCAGATATTCATCTTTGCTAATCCCTAGCTGTTCGATTAGCTGGTGTTCGTAAGGTAGCAGCTTGCGTGTCATTTGTTCATCCTAAATGCGTAGTTCACGGCTACTGGTGTGCGTATCACTGCTTTGCTAGGCGCAATGAATAATACGGTTCCATCGCCCATAATACTGCCTAATGCGGCACCTGCTGCGCCTGGCATCAAGCCAACTAAACCCAAATCTCTGTCGGTAGTGCGCTTGCCGTTTTGCAATAACCACCGAGCAATCCAACCACGGCGGAAATTATCTTCAGTGAACGAGTCGTACACCCAATCAAACTGATCGCGGTAATCGCCTAAACCAAGACGGCTGCGCACTTCACATACAAGCTGGAAGCAATCGGTTTTACCGCTGCCATCATCTGGTGCATGGCCCCAGCCATACTGCAAACCGATTAGATCGTTAGTATTAATCATTGTAAAATCAACTGTGCATCTAGTGGTAATATACCAGCCAGTTCACGGGTTAATGTACGGTTTGGGAAGTTTGATGCAACACTATCAACGGAACTTCTAAACCGCAGTTCTAATGTAGTCTCACTGATAGAAGAACCAATGCCGATATAGTATTCTGTTAATGCTGTTCCTGCATAGGCATTCTCAGCCGTTAGCCATTGTGTTGTTAGCTCCAGTACTGATAGGCGGTTGCTGTTGCTGCTATAAAGCAACTGCACTGCAAAATCTACATTAGGAAATAATACTTGCAACACATTGTTATCACCATTTAAGGCTGCTGTTGTGCCTTGCGCTTGGAATGGTGCAAAGCTATATGATTCGCCGCCATAGGTTTTATTTTCATTCGCAAAGTAATTCTGGTAATAATGTTGCTGGCCGTTTGCTGCGGTCAGTTTAAAAAACTGTGCAATGCGTATATCAAGCGCCATCAATCATCACTCCTTGGATCACGGATTTCGCCTATCAATGATACGGTAATAGTGCTACGTCCCGGTCGTACTGACTGCACTTCTGGCGGTCCAGAATATTCCCAGCGTAGATTATTTGTACTGCCGTTTGCATAATTTAATAGTGAAGCATCCATGCCACCTAGCGTTGTGCTTATAATATTAAATCTACGGTTTGCTGCTGTTTGTGAGTTGTAGTGCGCAATAATTGAAGCAGCAGTTGAGTCGGGCACATTATTAAAACTCATTTCTAATGTTGCTTGGCTTGGTGAATTACCAAATGTACGTTTGGTTACCACGCCTGATAATGAACGGTATGAGCGTTGCGGAAAAATACCAGGCTTAAAGCTACGTTGGCTTGGTGTAAAGGAAGGGAAAGCAGCCATTAGCCCAGACCTATACGGCTACGAGTGGATGGTGATTGTTGCAGTCTATCTAAAGTCATTGTCATGCCACGTTTAGCGCCATCGCGTGATGCTTGACGACGTGTTTCCATCATCGCAGTTTCTAACTGATCACGACTTACGTATTCTACTCCGTTGATAGTGCTAGTTTCGAAGCTCATGTTTAGTACAGGACTAGCGTTGGATTGACCATTGCCGTTAGCCATTGCCTCGCGGATGCCTGCGGTGGGGCCTGCTGGGATGATCGTACCCATGCTATGAGGTACAAATAGCTCTGGGCCTCTCTCGCCTACCAGTGAGGGCTTATTCATTGGAGGAATACCACCATCAGCAAAACCAAATATCTTACCAAAACCACCTATAGCACCACCGGCTCCCATAAGAATAGAACCAATACCACCCAGAACGTTGGAAGTACCTCCTTTGCCGATTTGAC